AAGGCTCTTTATCTGGTAGCGGGCAAGACAATGCTGATGATATTTATCTGAAAGGCGCTAAGTCACCAGGTGAGCAAGTTTTTTCATTTGCAGAAACATTTAAGAATAACAGATCACAGTATTATACTGACCTAGCTGACAGGTTCTATAACACGTATAAGCTGGTTATTACAGGTCAATACTCGGATATAGACGAGATGATCAGCCTTAACTCGGAAGGTATAGATAATATAGCCGCGCTTCGGTCTGAGGTGTGCAGGGTTCCAAGTAAATTAAATGCTGGGGGATTAGTTCAGATAATGAGTAAACAGGACATGGCAAAGCTTAAGATTGCCTCTCCCAATATGGCTGATTCATTAATGATGGTTATGTGGAAGCCTAAACAGCGAGCAAAAACAGCAAGCCGCCGAATGGTTCAGCACTCGGAAAATTCCAATAGGGAGTACAATCCTTTTGATTAGAGATATGACGGTAGATGATATCGACTACATGATTGACATGGGCAGTCGAATGCACAATGAGTCAACATATTCTGAGCATGAGTTTAGTGAGGATAAGTGTAGGTCATGGGGTCATCAGATAATTGCATCGGCTCAGATGTGCGGTTTTGTGTCTGAGCAGAAAGGCGTTATTGTAGGTATGTTTCTCGGCTGTTATTGGGCGCATCACTTTCTAGACGCTACGACATCATCAGACTTGCTGATATATGTTGATGAAAAACATCGTGGAGGCTTAACAGGCTATAGGCTTGTTAAGAAGTATATCGACTGGTGCAAGAGCTGTGGCGTTGACGATATACGGCTGGGTGAGTCAGCAGGAATAAACAGAGAGTCAATTGACCGGCTCTATACTAAGCTAGGCTTTTCTAGCTGTGGAACGCTTTATAAAATGAATAAGGAGTAATCTCATGGGTGGAGTAGTTAAGGCGGTAACGTCAGTATTTAAAAAGCCAAAGATGCCATCATTGCCAGCAGCGCCTAGTAGGCCGGATGCTTCAAAGGCGGCGGCTAAGTCTGATCTAGCTCGTCGGCAGAAGGTAAGCGCAGGCGGCAGAGCGTCAACGATACTTGCAGGTAAAAGTATTGCAGAAGATAAGTTGAAAGATAAGTTAGGGAGCTAGCAATGGCGGCTAATCCAACTAAAATTATAAAGCGGTATGACTCGCTTAAAGCTGACCGCGGAACATGGGAAAGCCACTGGCGCGAGATAGCTGATCAGGTTTATCCTCGACGGAGCGACTTTGACACAAAGAGAAGCCCAGGCGAAAAGCGACAGGTGAAAGTGTTTGACTCTACGCCCATCCAAGCTAATGAACTACTCTCATCAGCTATGATAGGGCTTAACGTTAACCCGTCATCAAAGTGGTTCGACGGCAATAGCGAAGGTATGGATGACGACTCCAAGAAATGGCTGTCTAATGCATCAGATATTATGCTGCAAGAGATTAATTCACCCTCTGCCGCTTTCTATACGTCTGCATTCGAGTATTTCATGGAGTATGACGCATTCGGCACTGCTGGCATGTTTATAGCGGAAGGCCCCGGCAGTAACGGCATCCTCTGCCAGTCTCGCGCATTATCTGAGATGGTTATAGCAGAAGGCCCCAATGGTCAAGTTGATACAAATTACCGCCGCTTTGAATGGCCCGCGCATCGCATCTTTGCAAAGTGGGGTGAAAATTCAGGCAAGACGGTATTAAAAGCGATTGAGAAAGAGCAGTTTGATAATAAGTACAAGATCATCCACTGTATTCAGCCCCGAAAAAACAGAGATGAAACCAAGAAAACAGCGGTCAACTTGGCATTTGAAGAGACGTACATACTTCAAGTTGATAAGCATGTTCTTGAGGAAGGCGGTTATCACGAAAACCCGCTACCTGTAGGGCGCTTTTATAAGTCCCCGATGGAGACATACGGACGCTCTCCCGCAATGACTGCGCTACCTGACATTAAGATGCTTAACGAGGTGATGAAAGTTACTATCAAGGCAGCTCAGAAGTCAGTAGATCCTCCGCTTATCATGCCTAATGACGGTTTTTTAAATCCATTACGGACTGTTCCTGGGGGTATCAATATCTTCGACGGCTCAATCAATGAGGCTATCGGTCAATTGCCATCTGCAAATCCAGACATCGGGTTTGATATTGTTAAGCATCTTCAAGACAAAATAAGAAGCATTTTCTTTATTGATCAACTACAGTTTGCGGGCGGCGCACAAATGACTGCGACTGAGGTTTTACAGCGTACAGAGGAGAAACTTAGATTGATGGGGCCGTTGCTTGGTCGTGTTCAGACTGAGTTTTTAGGGCCGGCATTAGACCGCATCTTCGGTATACTGCTAAGGCAGCGTAAATTTGGGCCACCACCAGAAACAATGCCTGAGTCATTCGAGTTTAAATATACGTCTCAAGTGACTATGGCGCAAAGACAGCAAGAAGCAACATCATTTATACGCGCTGTTGAAGCTGTAAGTCCGTTATTGCAGCTTAACCCTCAACTGCTAACTGACAATGTTGATGGCAACAAAACACTGCGTGATACAATGGATGCGTTCGGCGTGTCACCTGATAAGATGCTGGACGAAAAAGCAACCAACACCATCCAGGCGCAACGAGCGCAAATACAACAACTACAACAAACGATAGAAATGGCCCAGCAAGGTGGTGAAGCTGGTCAATCAATCCAAAAGGCCGTAGGGGGTCAACAATGAAAGCGACAATTCACACAGAGTTAAGATGTGGTGAATGCAGTAATATGCTGCAGTATCATCACAATACAAAGGTTCGATGTATAAGCCTTAAGTGCGCACAGCGAAACGTCGAGTACGAAGCGCCAACCATTGATCTTAAAGCGGTAAGGAAGGCTAAGAATGTCAAGTCAGCAGCTTAAAATAGATTATCAACAAGCATTTGAGACCGACAGCGGCAAGAGGGTGCTTCAAGATATATTGAGCTATTGCCACGTTCTTGAACCGTTGAGCGGCAATATTGACACTAACAGCATTATTATCCGTGAGGCAAGGCGTGACGTAGCATTAACGATTCTCCAAAAGCTAAACTGGAATGAAAAAGACTTTATAACAACTGTCGAAGGGGCAGCGAAATGAACTATTTAAAACATAAATTAATGGACGAAGCAGCACCGGAAGAAGGCGCTCCAACTGGCGGCGTGGCAACTCCAAGTGGTGACGCGAAGTGGTATGACTCACTACCGGAAGATATGAGGGGCGATCAAAACATAACTAAGTTTGATAGCGTCGAAACTATGGCGAAATCATGGCAGAATGCACAGCGATTAATCGGCGCTGATAAAATCCCAATGCCGACGACAGATGATGATTGGTCTGGCGTATATGACCGCCTTGGACGACCCGAAACAGCGGAAGGCTATGAGATGCCATCGGTTGAAGGCGTAGAGATTAACGAAGAAATACAAGCATCATTCCGTGGTGTAGCTCATGAGCTAGGCTTAAACCAGAAACAGGTTGAAGGCATAGCCCAATGGGAAATGCAGCAAGGTCTCGCTGGTGGTGAACAGTCTCAAGCGTCAAAAGAAGCGGCGTTTAATGAGTCAGTGACAAGCTTAAAGGCTGAATGGGGCGATGCATTCGAGCAAAACACTAATATTGCAGTACGTGCAGCCGGTGAGTTTTTAAGTGAATCAGATACTGACTTTATTAACTCAGCAGAGATTGACGGCGTGCCACTGGGCAATCATCCGACATTCTTAAAGATGTTTAACAACATCGGCAAGGCAATGATGGAAAACAAAACGCTTGAAGGTATCGGTAACGAAGGCGCTAAAACACCGCAAGACATTGAAGATGAGCGTAATACTTTAATGGCTAACCCTGCGTATATTGATAAGCACCATCCTGAACATAAACAGATTATGCGGAAGGTTCAAGACTCGTTCAATGCACAGTTTGGTTGATAAGTAAAACTTATAGTAGTACAATCGGCTATAAGAACTAAAAGTGATGGACGTAGTACCCCGTGGGATGCGTTCATTGCTTTACCCCGATAACCTCATTCGAGGCCGGAACCGTTAAAATCTAGCAGCGGGACCGGAAACGATAACCCCAAACCTAGACATAAATAATCCTTTTAACTTTGGAGACTTATTATGTCTTTTGAAATCACAACCGCGTTTGTGCAGCAATACGGTGCTAATATCGACTTGCTGTCACAACAAAAACAATCACGCTTCTCTGGCAAGACTCGTATGGAGTCACAAACTGGTGAGACCGGCTTTTATGAGCAAGTTGGTGCAACAGCAGCAGTAGAGCGCACTTCTCGTCATGGTGATACGCCCCGCGTAGATACCCCACATGCACGCCGAGCAGTAACAATGCAAACTTTTGAATGGGCTGACTTAATTGATCAGGCTGATAAGGTGCGCATGTTAATTGATCCAACTTCAACTTATGCTCAATCGGCAATGATGGCAATGAACCGAAGCCGTGACGATGTAATTATCGAGGCTGCACTAGGTACGGCGCGAACAGGTAAGAGCGGAACAACTAACGTCGTATTGCCTACTAGCCAGAAAATTGCAGCATCAGCTACCGGCTTAACTTTGGCTAAATTGATCGAGGCTAAAGAGCTGTTTGGAGAAAATGATGTTGATGAGGATATCCCGCTGTTCATGGCTGCAAGCGCACGTCAAATCAGTAACCTATTAACTGATGATAAAATCACTAGCAACGACTATGCAACTGTTAAGGCATTGGTTCGTGGTGAAATCGACTCATTTATGGGCTTCACGTTCACTCGTACTCAGCGCTTAACAACTGATACAAATGGTGATCGTCAAGTAATTGCTTGGGCACAAGATGGTTTATTACTTGCTCAAGGCTCAAATAACATTACTCGCATTACTGAGCGTGATGACAAATCTTACTCTACACAAGTATTCCGCAGTGAAGACTTCGGCGCAACGCGTATGGAAGAAGAGAAAGTTGTTGAAATCGCTTGTGTCGAAGATTAAAAGAGGTAACTAAAAATGGCTATTGTAAACTTGAACGGCTCGTTAGTGATGACGGGCTTAGAGTCCGACCCTAAAGAAGTCGGCGCGCCTGGTACTGGTAACGGTGCAGTGCGCTCTTGGGTAGAAACTGTTGAGGTTGGCGCTGCTGACTCTGCAACATCTACATACTTGGTGGCTCGACTACCATCTAACGCCCGCATCTTAGGCGCTTCTAAATTCTATTCGGATGATCTGGCTTCTGCTGGCGCTCCAACTATGGATATTGGCGTGTTTAACTTGTCAGGCAAAACGGTAATCACTGATGATGCTGACGCGTTAAACGCCGGTATTGATGTTGCTACAGTAAGTAATGCGTCATTAATTGGTGACATCGCTAATTATGGTAAACGCTTGTGGGAACATGTAGCATCTCAGACAGTAGATCCATTAGGTGATTTAGATATTAAATTGTCACTACTTGACGCTGATGTGAATGTGGGCGGGACAGTAACAGTTGAGATTTTCTACACTCTCGACTAAATTCATAGGCTGCCCTTCCAGCCGACGATTGTATCAAGGGGGTTCGCCCCCTTTTTATAAGGAAACGAAATGACATCAGAAGTTGACATTTGTAATTACGCTCTTAATGAGATTGGTGAGAGCCAGATAATCTCATTAACAGAAGATAGCAAGGCCGCAAGACTATGTAATTTAGTCTACAACGACACGCGAGATGCTGTATTGCGCGCCCATCCTTGGAATTTCGCAGTAAAGCGCGAGACACTTGCAATGCTAGCTGCAACGCCATCCTTTGAGTTTGATTACCAATTTCAATTACCAGCAGATTGCTTGCGAGTCCTAAAGACAGACGATGATTTAACGCCTCATAGGGTTGAAGGCAAAAAACTATTATCCAATAACGATGTAGTTAAGATTGAGTATATTGCAAGAATTGAAGACACAACACAGTTCGACTCTCTATTCGTTGAGTGCTTATCCGTTAGGATTGGCGCAAAGTTGGCATTTAATCTTAGCGACAACAACGCGATGACCCAATTGCTAGAACAGAAATCTCGCGACCGCATTAAGCAGGCGCGCTCTATGGACGGGCAAGAAGGTATACCACGATCAATTGAAGCCGATGTATGGCTTAATTCGAGACAATAATGCCTAAAGCAGCCCCGATACAAACTAACTTCACCGCTGGAGAGCTATCGCCTAGACTTGAGGGGCGGGTAGATATAGCTAAATACTTCAATGGCGTTAAACAGTTAAAGAACATGATCATTCACCCTCACGGCGGAGCAACTCGTCGCGGCGGTACTCTTCATATTGCCAACGCAAAAGACACTGGTAAAAAGATACGCTTGATCCCTTTTCAGTTTTCCGTTGCTCAAGCGTATGTCCTTGAGTTTGGTGAA